GCAGAGCTAGTACAACACTTAAATAACTGTGCCGCTAAGACTAACGATGCTGGCTGGCGCATAATACGTAGAAAATCGGCTGGCGATGTTACAGCTGCTATATCATTGGCTATGGTTGTAAGTCAATTAACTAAGCCACAACAAACCGCACAAATTTTTGTCTAATTTGCACCAATAGTCCGATTTATGGTATAAAGTATACATATGGGTCTATTGTCTGCTTTGGGTATAACCAAAAAAACTGAAACTGTCCAAGCGCAATACGCCCCTGCCATTATGGACACAGCTTATGGCTATGGTTCATTTACAACTGGTGTCGGTAATTTTCCTGGTGGATTAGATCGCAACTTAGCGATGCAGGTACCAGCGGTTAGCCGTTGCAGAAATCTTATAGCTGGTGTAGTTTCTTACTTGCCATTAAAACTTTACAAAAAGTCTAATGGTGAGGCGTTGGGGAACCCTCTTTGGATAGACCAACCAGACTATCGGCAACCTAGATCCGTCACAATATCCTGGACTGTCGATAGTTTGTTGTTTTATGGTGTTGCTTATTGGCGTGTAACAGAATTATATGCAGATGATTTAAGACCATCACGATTTGAGTGGGTCGCTAACAATCGAGTTACATTTACTACAAATAAATTTGGCACAGAGGTTGAGAAGTATTATGTAGATGGCGTTGATGCACCTATGTCTGGTATTGGATCTCTTATTACATTCCAAGGCCTAACACAAGGTGTATTACAAACCGCAGCACGTACAATACAAGCTGCATTAGATTTAGAAAAAGCAGCAGCTATATCTGCTGCAACACCAATGGCTACAGGGTTCATAAAAAACACAGGTGCAGATATGCCAGAAGCACAGGTACAAGGATTATTAGCTGCTTGGAAATCAGCACGTCAAAATAGAAGTACAGCATATTTAACTAGCACCTTATCTTATGAGCCAGTTGGCTTCAGTCCTAAAGATATGATGTATAACGAAGCACAACAATATCTAGCAACGCAAATTGCCAGAGCTATGAACGTGCCTGCATATTACATATCCGCAGATATGAATAACAGTATGACCTATCAAAACATTATCGATGGTCGTAAAGAGTTTGTTGCTTATTCATTACAGCCATTTATTTGCGCTATTGAAGATCGCTTGTCTATGGATGATATAACCGCACGAGGTCATATTGTTAGATTTGCTATTGAAGAATCGTTTTTAAGAGCCGACACAATGAAGCGCTTAGAAGCATTAGAGAAAATGATTAACTTAGGCTTAATCGATGTTGAACAAGCCAAAGAAATGGAACAAATGACACCTAACGGGAGAGAACAAGACGATGATACTTACATTCAGTAGCCAGGTAGAAGCTGCGGATACAGAGCGCAGAATAATTGCTGGCAAAATTGTGCCATTTGAAGAAGTAGGCAATACCTCAGTAGGTAAAGTGGTCTTTGCTAAAGGTTCTATCGAGATCGGTGACCCAGGCAAGGTTAAGATGCTTATGCAACACAGCGCAGAGCGCCCTATTGGAAGAATGCAAAAATTTAACCAAGCAGAGGATGGCATATACGCTAGCTTCAAAATCAGTGCATCAATGCAAGGCCAAGATGCTTTAATCCTTGCAGGTGAGCAGTTAATCGATGGTTTGTCAGTCGGTGTAGATGTTAATAAATCTGTACAGAAAAAAGATTATTTATATGTAACCAGTGCGACCCTACGTGAGGTCAGCCTGGTCGAAACGCCTGCATTTAGTGCAGCGCAAGTAACTAAAGTTGCTGCTAGCGAAAGCGAAGCAGAGACACCAATCGAAACTAAAGAAAGCGAGGCTCCTGTGGAAGATTTAGCAACAGCGCCACAAGAAGCAAAGGCAGAGGCTGCTACTCCTACAGTAGAAGCCGCACGCCCAGTCATTACAGCACCAATTATTACAACCTCAGTACGTTCACCAATCAACTCAATGGCGAAGTACACAGAGCACAAGATCAAGGCTGCATTAGGATCAGATGAATCAAGACTGTACATAGCTGCAGCTGATGACTCATTCTCAACTAACCCAGCATTTAATCCAACCCAATTCCTAACCGAGTTTGTAACTAACACTCGATTTGGTACACCTGCAATCGATGCCTGTTCACAAGGCACATTACCAGCACAAGGTATGACCATTTCAGTACCATCTTTGGTTACTACCGCAGGCGGTGGAACAGGTGTAGCACCAGTTGTAACTGTTGAGGCAGAAGCTGGCGCAGTACAAAACACAGGTATGGAGACTGCTTACTTAACAGGTACAGTACAAAAATACTCAGGTATGAACACACTTTCAGTAGAACTACTAGAGCGTTCAGACCCTAACTTCTATGCAGAGCTAACACAACAGCTACAAAATGCATATTTGACAACTATTGACACAGCAGTATTAACCGCTTTGTTAGCAGCAGGTACATCAGCATCAGCAGTATCAGCAGACAGTGACGGAATTGTTGCTTACTCAGCACAATCAGCCGCAGCTGTTTACAAGAACACTGGCTACTTTGCACAGAACTACATCGCTAACCCAGCACAATGGCAGGCATTAATTGGCGCACTAGATAACACTGGCCGACCAATTTACAATGCAATTCAACCAATGAACGCTGCTGGAGATGTACGACCATCCTCGATCCGTGGTTCAGTGACTGGACTTGATCTATACGTAGACAAGAACTTCTCACAAACTGCATTCGATGATAACTCAGCAATCATTCTTGCACCAGAAGCATTTACTGTATACCGCTCACCTCAGGCTTATATGTCTGTTAACGTGGTATCTAACTTGCAGGTACAGGTTGCAATCTATGGCTTTATGGCAACAATCGCCAAAATGCCTAACGGAATCATCAAGTTCGCAGCAACACCTTAATAAAACAAAATCAGTAATCTCTGGGGTTTAGTAGCCCTAGCCCCAGAGAGCTATTAGCAAAGGAGTAGAGATGCCAGCAACGTTTGTTACAACAGCCGAGTTACGGGCTAATCTTGGTATTGGTTCACTCTACTCCGATGCGACAGTGGAAGAATGCTGTCAATCGGCAGAAGATTTAATTCAACAATACTTATGGCATAACGATGCCCCAGTAGTAGGCACAGCGTTACAAGATAACGTGGCAACACTTATGCTTTCTAATCCGAACGCATTTGTAACAGGTCAGCAAATAGTAGTAAGCGCTTGTGGTTCAACATTTAATGGCACTTACACAATCACTGGCACAATACCGCCAAGCACAGGCACAACTAGCCTTATCCCAGTATTTATGTATCAATTTGGTCAAATTAATTACCCTAATGGATATTCATTTGTGCAATATGCAAAAACAGCAGCTAATCAAAATTTTCATAAAGTAGTACCTTATGGCAACGCAAGAGGCCCAGAACACAAAACCCAATCTTATGCGAGCACCCCTGCAATACGAGAAGCTGCGATGATAATTGCAGTGGACATCTGGCAAGCAAGACAAGTTAGCCAGACAGGTGGGGTCGGTATGGATGGGATCAGTGCCAGCCCCTATCGGATGGGTTATCAGCTGATTAACCGAGTGCGTGGTCTCATCCAGCCGTATTCAAGTCCAGCATCACTGGTGGGCTAATGGCAGCGATCTCTACCCTACGTGGCACACTAGCAACCGCCCTTACAAATAATGGCGTATGGTCAACCTTCTCATTTCCGCCTGCAACCTTGCTTGCTAATAGCGTTGTAGTAACCCCTAGCGATCCTTACATCGTGCCAAGCAATAACAGCCAGACAAGCATCGCACCCCTAGCTAATTTTAAGATTTTAATAACTACACCTGCATTTGACAATCAAGGCAACTTGCTAGGTATGGAGAATTTTATTGTGGCAGTAGTAACCAAACTAGCGGCATCTACCCTAGTTTACAACATATCAAGTGTCTCCGCTCCAGCTATAACCAATGCAGCTAGTGGAGATTTATTAACGTCAGAAATCACTGTATCAATCCTAACGAGCTGGAGTTAAAATGAGCACACACGAAGAAGACTTAGCCTTCTTGAAAAAGACAGGCCAAATAGCAAGCGCACCAAAACCAACTGCACAAACTAAGAAAGACGAGGAATAACAATGGCAATCTATTTAAATAATAACGTAGGTGTTAAGTTGGCTACCAATGCTGCGCCTACTACACCATCTATCGACATCAGCGCATTTGTTACAAACGCTGTAATTAACCAAATCGTAGATGAACTAGAAGTAACTGCTATGGGTGACACAGCACATAAGTTCGTTGCTGGTCTACAATCAGCAACATTCACTATTGACTTTATCAATGACTGGGCAGCTAGTCAGGTAAACGAGACATTAAGCGCAGCATTTGGCAAGACCCTAGCAGTATCAGTAATCACTGTTAAAGGCACTGCCGTAGGAGCCACAAACCCTACTTATCAGTTCTCAGTTCTAGTAAATAACTTGACCCCAATCGGTCAAGGTGGCGTGGCTGAAATTGCTACCTCATCTATCACATTTACAGTAAACTCCGCAGTAACAGTGTCCCCATCGGTACCATTCTAACTAAGGAGTAATAATGGCAAAGCTAAAGATAACAAGGGCTAATGGTGAAGTATCAGAGCACAAGATAACACCAGGTGTCGAGTACGCTTTCGAGTTAAAGTACGGCTCAGGTATTAGCAAGGTCTTGCGTGAGCACGAAAGGCAAACAGAGATTTTCTGGCTTGCTTATGAATGCTTACGCAGGGCTGGCGCACAAATACCTTTATGGTCAGCAGAGTTTATTGACACTCTGGACACTGTTGAGGTATTAGACGAAGAAAAAAAATAACTGAGCGGTCTTCAGTCCTTTACAGCATTGCACAGCTGAGCGTAGAGACTGGGATACCGCCTAGAGAGTTTATTGATATGGATAGCGAAATGTATGCCGCAATCATACAAGTGCTAACCGACAGAGCTAAGGAGATCCGAAATGCCAGTAGAGGTCGTAGGCGTTAAAGATGTCTTAAATGGCTTAAGTTTTATCGATCAAGATATGCGTCAACGCATTAGAATTGCTATTGATCCTTTAATGCGTGGAGTAGCAATCAAAGCTAAGGGATTTGTGCTTAGCAATAATGCAGTTTTATCTGGCTGGTCTAAGCCAATGTCTAGCGATGTATCTTATAGACCATTCCCCAAATATGATGCTGGAGCAGTGTTAGGGGGTATTGGCTACAACCCTGGAGAAAATAAAACATTAAGAAATGGCTTTAAGGTAAGTAATTATGTTTACAACGTTAGCCGTGCTGGCTCCATATATGAAACTGCTGGCCGTTTAAACCCACGAGGTAGAGCACCATTTGAAATGATAGCGTCACAAGGTGCGAGCGGACAATATAGCAAGCGATCAGCCCGCAGCAAAGCATTTGAAGAATACAAATCTAATAACCCATTTGCTAGTCAGCAATTTATAGCCGAATTAGAGCCACTTACATCACAACCTAAAATACCTGGTGCTCGTGGCGGTGGCCGTAAAACTAAAGGACGTTTAATTTACAAGGCCTGGTCACAAGATAGTTTAAAAGTATATGAGGCAATCTTAAAAGCGATAGATAATTCAGCAGTGGAGTTTAATAAAAAAACTGAAATTAAAGGCAAGAGGGCAGCGTAATGGCCAATATATTTGTAGCAGCTACGGCAACCTTTAATGGCAAGGCACTTACTAAAGGCAAAAAAGAAATCTCGGCCTTTGATCAGCAAGTAAAAAAATTAGGCAAAACTTTTGCAGGAGTTTTTGGCGCACGTGCATTATTTAACTACAGCAAGAAAGCTGTGCAAGCGTTTGCAGAAGATGAAAAAGCAGCTAAAGCCCTAGAACTACAATTACGTAATACAGGGTTTGCGTTTGCAGCACCCGAAATAGAAAATTACATAGCCAATTTACAGCGCACCACAGGCGTACTAGATGACCAATTACGCCCAGCGTTCCAGCAATTATTGACAGTCACTGGCTCAATAACTAAAAGCCAAGAAGCATTAAATACAGCTCTAAACATTAGCGCCGCTACGGGCAAATCAGTAGAACAAGTCAGCGCAGCTTTAACACGTGCATACTCAGGCAATACCACAGGTTTAAGTAGATTAGGCGCAGGCATTAGTAAGGCAACTTTAAAAGCTGGCAAGATGGAAGATATCCTTGCTGAGTTAAATCAAAAATTTGCAGGGCAAGCAACAGCCAGGTTAGATACTTATGCTGGCAAAATGGATTTATTGCGTGTGGCAGCAGAAGATGCAAGTGAAACTATTGGAAAAAGTTTACTTGATGCAATAAGCAAGTTAGGCAAAGACACGAGCATAGAAAACCTAACTAACGACATAGACGCACTAGCCACAAGTATTGCAAGCGTTGTGACTGGTGTTGGCGCTCTAATCGGTGTATTAAGCGATCTACGCAACACACCTGGCATTAAGCAGATAATAGATGTTTTAAGATTTGGCAATTTATTTGATATGTTAAAGAAGTTAGGTGAACTGTCTGAGCCTGCACCTACATCTAATTTTACTTATTCATTAGGCGCTAGTGCTACTAGGGATGTAGAGCGTGCTAAAGAGATATTAAGGTTAAAGACTTCTAACAAATTACGCCAAGATGAAATTAACAAAATGAAGGCTAAGTCTGAGGTAGATAAACTAGAAGAAAAGTTTAACGTTGAGCGCATAGCCTTGATGAAAGCGCTAGGCGAGGCTACCGATGCTGAGACCAAATTACGCATACAGGCTAAGTTAGCCATCCTAGACAATAATGAGGCTTTAGCTAAGAAATACAATGCAGAATTAAGCGCAGCTAAAAGTGCTACTGATTTAGCCTCAGCATTTGGTGGGGCTGTATTGTCTTTAAATTCTAGCAAGGCTGATATAACAAAATATCTTAACGACTTAGCAGCTTTGCAAAATAAACAAATAGCAGCTGGCACAACTGTTACAGCGCCAAACCCAGCAGATACCGCTATAGTTTTAAAAAGCGTGGGCGGCACCTTAGACTCATTAAAAGAAAGTTTACCTAAATTATTAGAAAGAGTGCAGGCTGGTGCTGCCACATTTGACAGAGGCGATACCTACATACCATCAAGTGCTATGCCATCGGGTGTGCCGACAACTACAGCTGCCCCTGTAATTAACGTAAACGTAGAGGGCAGCCTAACTTCATTACAAGAATTTGAGACAACAATACAGGATCTATTATTAAAGATCTATAAGCAAAATGGAGATTTAGCACCAGCAGGGTTTATTCAATAATGACTGTCCCTGTTGTGAACGCTTATATTAACTTCTCTACTGGGCCAAGTTTTGCTCAGGCGATGATATTAGATACTGGCATATTAGACGTAAATATATTAGAAGATTCAGCAGCGATTATTGTTGACGTGTCAAATCAAATTAATTTTATTCAAAGCAACAGAGGTCGCAACGCTACGGCTGATAGGTTTATCACAGGTTCATTAACTTTACGCATAGTAGATCAAAACGGAGATTTTAACCCAACTAACCCAGCCAGTCCTTATTACACATTTTTGACACCTATGAAAAAGGTGCAGATAAGTGCTACCTATGGTGCTACTACCTATAGTTTGTTTTCAGGCTTTATTACCTCTTATGTTAATCAACAGCCTAAAGATGCCACAGAGGTTGCTTATACAACTATACAAGCTGTAGATGCGTTTAGGCTTGCCCAGAATGCCCAGATATCTACAGTCACAGGGGCTATTGCTGGTGACTTATCAGGCACACGCATTAATCAGATATTAGATGAAATCGACTGGCCAGCGACTATGCGTGATGTTGACCCAGGCTTAACTACTATGCAGGCAGATCCAGGCACACCACGAACCTCATTAGATGCGATGACTACTGTAGCCACGTCAGAGTATGGGGCAATATATGTAGATACCAACGGCGAGTTTGTTTTTCAAGACAGATCAGTTACTGCTGGATCAATAGGTGGCACAGTAACTACATTTAATGATAATGGCACAGGCATTCCATACGCTAACGCAAACTGGAAGTTAGATGACACGCTGATCTTTAATTCAGCGCAAATTACTAGGGCAGGTGGTACGCCTCAAACAGCTATAAACCAGCCATCTATTGACAAGTATTTTATACACAGTTACAACAATCAAAACCTATTAATGCAAACCGATGCCGTAGCCCTAGATTATGCTCAGGCTTATGTTGCCAGCCGTGCTGAAACCAGCGTGCGATGCGATTCCATCGAGCTAGACCTATACACAGACAATTACAACGCAGGCATAATTGCAGCCCTAGAGCTTGACTTCTTTGATCCGATCAGGGTGGTTACTACCCAGCCAGGTGGATCTACCCTAGACAAGACCTTGCAGATATTTGGCGTGCAAAACAACATCACACCTAACAGCTTTAGAGTGGTCTTCACGACCTTAGAACCCGTTATAGACGCTCTAATTTTAAATAACAATATCTATGGCACTTTAGACTATAATGTGCTTAGTTACTAAGGAGTAAAAATGGCAGCAGGATTAGGATTTAAGGACTTTGCGACAGGCGAGGTATTAACCGCAGCCGATGTCGATGGCTACTTAATGCAGGGTGTCTGGGTGTTTGCAAGTGCAGCAGCTAGAGATGCAGCTGTAACATCACCGCAAGAAGGCAACTTTGCATATCTTAAAGATACAAACGTAACCACCTATTACACAGGTAGTGCTTGGGCAAACCTAGATACAACAGGTATGACTAACCCAATGACAACTACTGGCGACACTATTTATTCTTCAAGCGGATCAACACCAGCAAGACTTGGAATTGGAACAGCAGGGCAAGTGCTGCAAGTTAATTCTGGCGCAACTGCTCCTGAATGGGCTACTCCTGCTGGTTCAGGTTTAGTCTTACTAAACACAACTACATTTTCAGCGGTGGCTTCCGCATCTTGCTCTAATGATGTATTTTCCACAACTTATATTCATTATGTTGTGAGATTAAATATTATTAGTAGTGCATCTCCTGGTGATATTTCAATGAGAGTTCGGGCAAGTGGTAGCGATTATACTGGCGCAAATTATCGACAACAAAGGTTTTCAGCGTCAAGCACAACAATTAGCGGCTCAAGAGATGTTAGCCAAAGTTCTTGGAAACTAGGAGATACTGGCAGCGCAAATTATAACTTTTTCTTATTAAACTTATCTAATATGAAACAAACAGTTGCCGCAACTGGGTATGCATTAACCAATTATGACGCATCAGGCAACATTGAAATTGCAAACCGAACCTATGGAATGACTGACACATCTGCGTATGACGCAATAACATTTTTTCCTGTTAGTGGAACAATAACTGGTGAATTTTCTATTTATGGAATGAGCAAATAATGACCACTGAAAAAATATTTATTCAAATTGGTAATGAGCGAATTGAATTAACTGGTGCTGACAAAGAAGCATTTTTGGCAGACAGAAAAGCAAGAGCAGATTATCAGGCACAAATTGAAGCCGAAGCCGAAGCGAAGGCTCAGGCTAAGGCAGCATTACTTGAACGCTTGGGTTTGACCCAAGAGGAATTCAATACCCTCACAGCATAATCTTGAGGAATTGTGCCGATGAAACCTAAACTATGTGCAGCTGGTGTGCAGTTAAGAGATCAAATTGATACGTGGTTTCCAGATAGGCGTACTGCCAGTGATGGGTGGGTGGGCGATAGCCGTCACTCCGCCAGAAAATCGGATCATAATCCAGACGCCAATGGATGGGTCAGAGCGATTGATATTGATTCTCGCTTGGGTTCACCCGAGGGGATCAGCGCTTATCTGGCTGACCAAATCAGAATCGCTGGTAAAACCGATAAACGCATATCTTACGTCATCCACAATGGGAGAATATGCTCGAAGATATTAAATTGGAAGTGGCGTAAGTACAACGGCATAAATCCGCACACCAAACATTTGCACTGTAGTTTTACAAAGCTAGGCGATCTCGATGGAAAACCATTCGACATCCCATTACTAGGAGGCAAGATATGAATATAAGCGAAAAACAAAAGGCGATACTAAAGTCATACGCACGTGGCGTATTGGTATCATTCTTAACATTCTTAGCAAGTAATGAATTAGGTTTAGACCCAGCGTTGTCTGTAGTAATTGCAGCACTCGCAGGGCCAGCAGCTAGGGCTTTAGATGCATCGGATTCCGTTTATGGCATCGGTGCCGATGACAAATGAGTCCTACAGAATGGGCTGGCTTTGGCGCTGGCGTTATGGCCGTGCTATCAGGCGGTCTAATAGGATTACGTTTCTTAGTTAAAGGCTGGCTTAATGAGTTACGCCCAAATGGTGGCTCTAGTATGAAGGATCAATTAACACGGCTAGAAAAGCGTGTCGATGATCTCTTTATGTTAATCAGTAAGTCATAATTTTAATATGGCAACTACACGTAAACGCAAAAAGATAAATAGGCGCAGGGTGCGTAGAACACCTGACCCATTATCTAAGCTAGAGGTGTTTTATATTGCCAAGCACGAAATGTATAAAGCTGCACGCAAGGCTGGTTTTAGTGAGTCTGTTGCGTTGTATCTAATGGATAGCCCAGAGTCTATGCCCGATTGGGTAGTAGGCGATAAGGGCATTATCCCAGTTATTCCAACTCCTAGTGAGGAAGAAGATTAAGCGTTACTTACGTTACTTAGTTATCAGTGATTTACAGGTGCCATTCCATCACGAAGCAGCTGTAAAAAATGTTATCAAGTTAGCAAGGCGGGAGAAGTTTGATTCAGTATTGGTGGTCGGGGATGAAATTGATTTTAATACAATTAGCAAGTGGGCTGAGGGTACACCTTTGGCTTATCGGCAAACCATTCACGATGATCGGGAACTTACTAAGTCGATACTGTGGGATCTCAGTGAGTACAGTCGAGAGTGTCATATTATCCGCAGTAATCATACTGATCGCTTATATAACACTTTGCTTAAGGTGCCTGGGTTAATCAGTCTCCCAGAGTTACAGTACCCAGCCTTTATGGGTTTCAAGGATATGGGTATGGAGTACCACAAAACTGCCTATGAGTTTCACCCAGGCTGGATGTT